CGGTGCTACTCAAATCGCTTATTCTGCGGCTACAGCAAGCAACGGTCTTGACGTTTTCACAGCAATTTACGAAGCAATCCCAAGTAACGTATTACACAGAGATGACTTGGTTATCTACACAAACTACGCTAACTACAGAGGTTTAGTTTCTTCAATGAGAAACTCATCTTACGTGAACTTGTTCACTATGGATAGTGCTGGTGCTGCTGAAGGTGAAGAGTGGTCATTAATGTTACCTGGTACTAACGTAAGAGTTATTCCTACAGTTGGTTTGGATGGTATCTCTGCTTACTATGCTGGGCCAGCAAGTTACTACATGGTTGGTATGAATAGTGAGTTAATGACTACAAAGTCAGTTTACGACCCATTCGAGGATATCGTTAAAATTCAGTCACACGTAACTTACGGTTTAGGTGTGTTTGACGTAGCATCTTTTGCTATTTGTAAATAAACTTAAATATTAAAATAATATAAATTATGGCAAGTTGTTTTATTAGTACTGGGTATACTTTAGATTGTAGAACGGCATCTACGGGTGGCTTGAAATCTATGTGGATTTTAGGTGGTTCAGGCAATTCTATTACAGGATACACAGCATCAAACGGAGAAGTAACCGCTATTGGTGGTACAGGAACTTGGTTCAAGTTCGAGTTACCAAAACAGTCGGCTTCACTTACAGAAACACTTGGCGTAAATACAACGTCTCAATCGGTAACGTTCCAACCTGAATTGGTTGTGAACCTGCCAAAACTCCAATACGAGTTGAGGGATGTCTTCGTTGACTTGGTAAGTCAGAATGAAATTTACGCTCTTGTGGAAGATAATAACTCAAGATACTGGTTAGTATTCTTGGATAATGGTGGGCAAGTTTCGGCGGGTTCACTTGCGAGTGGTCTCGCATACACTGACCTTAACGGCGCGACTGTCACCATGAGTGGCGGGGAGCCCACAAGTATCAGAGAGGTCCAAATCGCAACTACAATCGACGCAGTATTTACTACTGGTGGATTTACTTTCGAATCTTAATAGATTCCTTATATTACAAGAGGGGGGTAATTCCCCCTCTTTTTTAAGCCTTTAGAATAATTTTATGAGAAGATATAGACCAAGAAGAATCCAACCTGACATCAATCAGTTGATGAAGCCTTTATCTGAAAAGGTTGGTACAGGTAACCTTTGGGGTTCAGCAATTATGAACGTACAAAAGGATGGAGTTACCCCTCCATCTCCAAGTCCAACACCTACGCCGAGTGTTACACCAACTATGACACCTACTCCAAGCACTCCCGCTTGGGCACCTTCATCTTTAACTAACTTATGGGATTGGTGGAGAGCAGATACGGGAGTATCAACAGATGGTAGTAATAAAGTGACTGGTTGGACTGGTTATAGTGGTTATACTTTCGCACCAGCATCTTATATTGGCTCATCAACAAATTATCCACTTTATACTGGTAGTAGTAGTGATTGGAACGGAGAGCCAGCAATCATAATAAACCCAAATAATAACGCAGGTGATTTCGCATTAGAAATAGATGCCACATTAAACCCTAATGCTACAGGAACAGATAAAACATTTATTATTGTATCTAAACTATTACAGAAAACAGGTAATGGATATGATGATTTGATGGGTGTTAGTATTTTTGGTGGTGATAATAGAAGGGCAATATTCGGCTCAACAACAGGTGGAACAGAATATGCGTTCTTTAGCGGTGATTTTGTCGGTGGTATAACGGAAGTACCAGGAAATTATACTGATGGTGTGTATCTTGTAATGCGTATGTCGTATAACAGAGCGACGGGTATAACAAGTTGGTATGTAAATAATTCAGGTGATTTATCAACTTTAACCACAACTCAAAGTGGATTATCTGGATTGGATTTTAATGTTTGGTATCATTACATTTATGGATATAATAACCGATTTGGTGATAGTCCGCAATCATCAGTTGTTGAAGCCATTTGGATAAACGATATTCCAAGTGCTACTGAAATAAGTGATTTGGAAAATTATTTAATTACTAAATACCCTGTTTTAGCACCACCAGTTCCGAGTCCAACTCCTACATCAACTTTAACACCGACACCGACAGGTACACCAGTATCAACACCGACAGGTACACCAGTATCAACACCGACTCCTACGCCGAGTTCAACACCACCACCTGCCTTTGATGCAGACGCTGCGGCATATTTGGCTGATGTATTATCGGCAGGTGGTAGTTTAGATGCGACCATTTCGGCAGCAACAGACACATTATTCACATCATTAAAATCAAATAGTTTATATAGTAAATTAGATGTTCTTTATTTAATGTTAGGTGAAACATCGGGTTCAACGGCATTAAACGCTATTAGAACAAATAGTAGTTTTGATATAACTTGGAATAATGTTGGTAGTTTAACATTTGGTTATTCTGGTGTTACTGGTGGTGGAACGGGATATGGAAATACAAACTATAACCCATCAGTACAATTATCACCAACAGATAATTCACACGGATATTATATTGTTGGTGGAAATATTGGTGCTAATAATGGAGAGGTTTTTCCATTTGGTAGTTATGATGGCTCTAAAATAAATTTAGGAAAACAAAACTCAAATTCTAATGTATTAGCAATATATGGATATAATAATACATCACTTATACAAAATGCAAAAACATTTAGTAATTGGAGTGGTTCTTATATCGCAACATTTGATAATACACCTACTAAATCGTTTTACAAGGATTGGAGTGGTGGTGATACACAAGTTGTTAGTGGTGCAACATTATCAACAGCAGGATTACCAAACCAACCATATTATTTATTTGTGTTAAACTTAAATGGTAGTCCTTATTCGGGTCAATACTATAATGGTAGAATACAATCTTGTTTTATTGGTGAATATTTAACTCCAAGTGAAGTGAATACTATTGATGATTTAATAAACACATTCGAAACATCATTAGGTAGAAATGTCTATTAAAATGACGGATAATCTAATTGTTCAAGGAAATATAAAAGTTAAAGATAATCTAAACCTATCAAAGCCAATCACAGAATACCGAATAACCCACCTTATTTGGGATTTGATGGAAGATAAAGTAAAAATAAGAGTCGAGTACCACAATCAAGAGAAACTCGTTTATACGAAAGATTTCTCTTTTGACGGTAAGGATGAGATAGATATAAATAAATTGATAGAACAAGTTAAAACGTACCACTGATGGCAAGATTATTTTTAACAAGAAAATGGAGTTATTACTTGGGGGAACAAAGACCCATCAATCAGATTTTTGATGGACATACCTGTGAAACTACTCAACAGTATATGCAAGTTCAATTAAGTGAAAATACCAAATTCAAATTGGTTCTTTGGAATGATAGTGGATTTAGTAGTCCTGCTACTGCTCAATGTGATTATACAGTATCAGGAACTGCGTATGGTAATTCAGGAACAACATACACAGGTAGTGAAATTATACTACAAGACCAACATCAACATCAATTTAATTTAGCTGATGTATTACAACCTGGTGAAATAGTTTCATCGTTTGTTGTTTATTCTGTTAATACGTCAGGTTGTACTTGTCCTGTGAATGTTGATTTCTCACCTTATGTTCCACCGACACCGACACCTACGCCAACAAATACACCAAGTCCTACACCTACACCCACTCCATCACCAGTACCGTCTTACTATTCGGTATTTGAGTGTAATGACCCATTCGGTCCATCGTTTGTGGTTAAGTATTATGGAACAATAAGTGTTGGTGAATCTGTTAAGATTATTGGAGACCCTGTTACTTGTTATGAAGTGTCATCAACTGCTTCAGCACCTGAAGATTATGAAGTAAGTGATGTATTTGGAGATTGTACCGAGTGTCAAACATCATAAATAAAAAATAGTAGTAGATAGATGATATTTCTTAATCAAGGTCAAAATAACAAAGTAACGGCAACCTGTTCAGCAAATAAAATGTTAACTGGTAACCCCACTTATTTGTGGTCAATGAGACACAAATTGACCAACAAATCGTGGAAGAGTATTCCATTTAGATTACCTCCATCAGTGGACTATAATCCAACGTATGATGAGTTTACAATCAAGATAGATGAATCTTTACCAGAGGTCTACACAGCATCTACTGCAACCGATACGGTTAATTTACATTTAATACCTGGTCAATATTTTATTAAAATATATGAGCAACAATCTACAACTAATCTAAATCCTAACTTATCTTATGATGTAGTGTATGAAGGAATAGCAACAGTTAGGAGTTCAGGAACATCAACAACAGAAGTTTCATATACTGGAACATCTGATATATTTATAGTTTACGAAGGATGATTAATATAGAAAAATTTACATTTGGAACAGATACCCTCACTAATTTCAAGGAGGTAATAAACCGCAATGAGGTCTTTGTCCGTTGGGGCGAAGACAATATGTTCGTGGAAGAATTGTACTTGCTCTTGGACCAAAGTCCAATTCACTACTCGTGTGTGGCAGCAAGAACAAACAACTGTGTAGGTCAGGGTTATACAAATGACTATCGAGTTAATATGAAACAATGGTTGAACGATATCAACCGTCAGATGTTCTTCGAGTTGATTGTAACAGGGAATTTATTCCTTGAGGTCGTATGGAAACAGGACAGGTCACAGGGGATTGCTGGTTTGCACGTAATTCCATCGAAGTATATGAGAGTCCACAAACCTGAAGAAATTGGAGGAGAGGTCACCAAATACCTTTATTGTAAGGATTGGAGTAATTGGAGAAAGGCTGGTTTGGTTGAATTTCACGAATTCAACCCAAAGGATTTCGAGAATAGACAAATCGTCCATATCAAGATGTATCAACCAGGTTATGAATACTACGGTGTTCCATCGTATCTTGCGACAATCAACGATATTAAGTTAAACCATCAGATTACTGTATATAACCTTGCCAATCTTTTGAACGGAGCCAATCCATCGTTGTGGGTACACTTCAATGTACCACCACCTGATTCAGAAGTTGAGCAGAATCAAATTTTAAGAAGCATAGAGGACAGATATGTGGGAAGTG